CTGGCGGTCGTCTCGAACGCGGTGTTCAGGTACTTCTCCAGCTTCTTGCGGTCACCACCTTCCCACCAGGGATCGTCGTCGATGCGGATGTAGCTGATCCAGCCACCCTCGGTGTGCATCTGCAGCCCGACCTGGCTCAGATAGTCGTACACCGCCTGCGAGAACGTCCGTGGCTTGCCCACCGTGGCGCGGTCGTGCACGTAGCGGTCGATCAGCGCCTGCGGGATGTCACAGATCGTGAAGTTGCCCGGCTGATCGACGGTGGTGCGACGCAGCACCTCGTCTTCCTTCGCGGCCGGCTGGAACGTATCGCCGTCGACCAGCTCGTTCTTCTTGACGATCTGCCAGTCGTAGTGGCGATCGTGGAACACCGTCGCGTGCATCAGCTCTCCTTCTTCAGTCGTTGATCGGCGACGGGTACTTCTCCACGTCGCAGTTGAAGCCCACGAGCGCCCAATCGTTCTGATCGCGACCCATCGAAAACGGTGGCGTCAGCGGCGCGATCGCCAGGTAGAACGCGCCGCCGGTCGCGATCGTCGTGTTGTACGACTGCGACAGCACCCGATGCGCCCGCTCGGCCATCAGCCGCGCGTCCGCGTACGTCTTCGACTTGCACATGACCTGGATCCGCGGGCACTCGACACCGATCGGATCCGCCTGCGTGATGAGCGCCGGCCGGCCTTCCAGCTCGTAGAGCGTCAGGCTGTCGACCAGCTGGTCGGTGCTGCGTGCGGTGAAGATGCTCTGCGCCACCGTGCCGATCTGATTCGCCTGCAGGTACGCGGCGACCTCATCCAGCAGCACCTCATTCCTCCATCGACGCCACCTGCTCCAGCACCGCTTCGCGCACGTCGGCGGCGATCTCGTCCTGGTGCGCCTGCACGGGTCCGGTCAGGTAGTGGTCGTGCCCCTGGCCGTGGTAGTGCAGCGGCTTGGTGTAGCCGCTCTGCCACGTCATGCCTTCGTGCTGGTAGTGCGCGTAGTCCTTGGCCGCGCCACCGAAGCCGATGTTCACCCGCGTTCCCGCCGGCGGCTCGGTGAACGGCCCCTCGACGTAGCCGCTGTCGCGCAGCGTGCCGAGATCGACCGGCACGTCCTGGTCCTTGATCTCGGTCAGGATCAGGTTCGCTCGCGTGTACAGCTTACGGCCGACGACCACCGGCGCACCGATCTCGAGCTCGGTCATCTTGGCCACGACCCGGTCCGCGCCGACCCAGTGCATCGTGATCGTGACGTCACCGGCCATCAGCGCTTGGCCTTCTGCCGCTGGTTCGCCTGGCGGCGGCGACGCTTCAGCTCCTCTGGCGGCAAGCTGGCCAGAAACTCTCGCTGCTGAGCCAACACGCGTTCGCGGTGCTTCGCGTAGTGACGACGCCGGTACTCACGGACACGATCCGGATGCTCCAGTCGATAGCGTCGGTTCGTCTCGCGAACCTTGTCAGCGTTCTCCTGCGCCCAGCGCCGGCAATCCTCGCGGTGCTTCTCGCGCAGGTACTCCTCGTACGTCAGCTCCGGCAGGCCCTCGGTGCGTTCGAGATACGCAGCCGCCGCGCGCAGCAGCTGCGGGTTGTCGTGGAACTGGCCGATTCCCGAGTTGCACGGCGAGCACAGCCATCCACGTCCCTTGCCGGTCTCGTGGTCGTGGTCGAGCCCTGCGGCTGGCGCGCCGCAGATCTCACACGTGCGGTCAGCGTGTCGGGACGACACCGAGGAAGACTTCAAAGTGATGAAATCCGATTTCATCGAACTCCTGCACGACACCGAGGCAGGGCGGCTGGCTGCCGTCAGGCAGCGTGATCCGGTCCTTGCTCGTGATCCACTGCGGCGGGTTGTACGGGTACACCACGGTCTGCGCCGTCAGCACCTCGCCGTGCGGCATGCGGAACTCGCGGTTGGTCTGCTCGACGCGTGCCGGCACGGTGTAGCCCGGTGAGAACGTTGGCTCGGTGTACTCGTCCTCGGACAGGAACGGCTCGATCGTCACCGTGGCCGTCATCAGCTCCAGGAAATCGGACTCCATCCGCCGTGGCGGCGTGCCCAGCTCCATGTCAGCCCCAGTTCGGTTCGAGCCGTGGCTGCACGTTGGCCGGCTCCATCGTGTCGACCGTGAAGGACGGCTCGACGCGGTCGTCGTCCTCGACCAGCCCCTCCTTCTCGTCGATCGACTGGCCGCCGGCGTACGGGGTCAGCGGGCCACGTG